TCGAGAACACTACCGATGGAATCGAGAACACTACCGATGGAATCGAGAACACTACCGATGGAACCGAGAATGCAATCGATGGAACCGATGCAACCGATGGAATCGAGAACACTACCGATGGAATCGAGAATGCAATCGATGGAATCGAGAATGCAATCGATGAAATCGAGAATGCAACCGATGGAATCGAGAATGCAACCGATGGAATCGAGAATGCATCCGAGAACACTGCCGATGGAATCGAGAACACTACTAATGAAATCAAGTACATAACCGATGAAATCAAGTACATAACCGATGGAATCGAGAACACTACCGATAAAGTCGAGAACACCACCGATGGAATAGAGAATTCCATGGAAAGAATTGAGAATACCATGGATGGAATAGAGAATACCATCGATGAAATGGATAATGCAACGGACTATAAACCGGGAGTAGTGGAGGAGGAGATGGTTGAAATGAGTGTGGATTTATCATCGAACAGCTCATGCGTTGATAATAAGAACGACACGAACATTGATATCAATAGTGATTCTGAGAGTTATGAGGAGGAGATTGATGTTGAATTGGATGATGACTTGTTGAATCAATCAATTGTTGATAAAGGAATGAGTAAGGAGGAGCGTAATGATTTGAAAGTGAAGAAACTGTTGGGTGAGGAGGTGTCTGCGTCTATGCTAGGGAATAAACGCTCTCGAAGGAAGGTCTTACATTCCTTACTGAAACGGTCCGTTGATATTTATTAAAAAAAAGTATATGTTTGGTTTATAAAATGGATTTGTACGGTAGTATTTTTGCGCTGGTCGTTTCTTTGCTCACAACGATTTACACTTTAAAGAAAAATACCGATTCTGAAAATAAAGTGAAAATTGGACGTACACTGGTCATTTTTGTAACTATTTTTGCAATCGTGTACATGTTATACGTGCTGTTTACCGATACGAACGATACGAGCCAAATGTTTAGCAATATGAAGACAGGTGATCCGCCGTTTTGATATGTAAATATAAAATCTAAGATAGGGGATATAGATCGGCCTACATGCGGCTAGAGTTAAAAAAATTCGATATTACATCGATCGACGATGATAAAGTCGTCGTGATGATTGGTAAGCGAAATACAGGAAAATCATTTTTAATCCAAGACTTGTTGTATTATAACAATCACTTTCAGTTGGGTACTGTAATATCTGGTACGGAGTCGGCGAATCATTTTTACGGATCAATGATTCCTCGAATGTTCATACACGACGCCTACACCGAGAAAACTATTGATAACGTAGTCAAACGTCAGAAACAAGTTTTGAGAAAAATGGATAACGAGAAACGAAAGTACGGGCATACGAATATCGATCCAAAATCTTTTTTGATTTTGGACGATTGTCTGTACGATTCGAGTTGGACTAAGGATGTAAACATTCGAGCGTTGTTTATGAACGGTAGGCATTTGAAGATGTTTTTCATTATCTCCATGCAGTATCCTCTAGGAATCACTCCGAACTTGCGTACGAATATCGACTACGTGTTCATTCTAAGGGAGAACATCGTAGCAAATCGAAAACGGATATACGATAATTACGCGGGTATGTTTCCCACGTTCGAGGTGTTTTGTCAGGTTATGGACCAATGCACCGAAAACTATGAATGCTTGGTGATCAACAACACGACCAAAAGCAACAAATTGGAGGACAACGTGTTTTGGTATAAAGCGAGCACGCATCCGCCATTCAAAATATGCGGCAAACATTTTTGGGACATGTGTAGCAACATGCCGGACGACGAGGAGGAGGGTAACGAGGAAATGTACGACAAAAGCAGTTTCGGCTCCAAACGCAAGCACGTCATTAACGTCAAGAAAATGAGCAACCGTTAAGGCGAACGATTACGCAGCATCGGATTCTCCGGTGATCGTTCGAACATATCGATATCTAAGGCACCCAACACGTCCTCGTACTGATTCCTAGGAATAAAACGATATTCCACACGTTTGTTTTTCGACAAATATTCGACCTTCTCGCGATAATATCCGTCGATAATTAAAATAATACCGATAAAGAAGATAATTAAAAGTAGATTCATACTATTAACATGTAGGTTTAAAAAAAATCAAACTTGATGAGAGTGTTTTCGTACGGGATGGTTTCCTCTTCGATTTCTTTGATGATGGGCCGTTTCGCCTTTTCGATAATTGGATGGTAAATTAGGCTAAGAGCATACGCGACTACGCTGATAAGAGAAAAATAAATAAATCCGAACATACTATATTAATATAGAGTTCCAAAATAAAGATGGTGTGTCCGATATGTACAACCATGGGTGTGCGAGCAACTGCAGCCGTGCTATCCACAATGGTTTTGATTCAAAAAAATAAAAACTCTTCAAAACCGAAAAAGAACAAACCAAAATCCAAATCGTGAAACTACACCATGATTTCAGCTTTGTTCTTCATCCACGGATCATCTCCTTCACTGTCGATCACTTCCTCAATAGTGGGTTCTTTCATATCCTTTTTTAGAGTGGTCGTGCGATTTTCGAAGGCCTTGTCGCGATTTTCTGCATTCTCCATGTATCGGCTCATCAAGGTATTTAGTTCGGTTTCCACGAACTCTTGGTTTTGCATGGTGGACGGATTAGGATTCCATGGGCACCAACAACCTACCTCCGCGATGTAAATGTCAAATTTGTTGTCGTCTAAGACACGAAGCTTCTTAGAACGCGCCTCCGCCTCTTGCAAAGAGGCGTATACTCCTCGAATTTTAATGGCTTGCACAGAGGTTTGAAAATCGTGCTTTTCGTCGAACTCCTTTCCCAACTCCTCCTCGTTTTGAGTAAGGAAATACTCGAAGTCTTTACTCACCTCGTTGTTCAACAAAGCGGGGTAACGATCTTTCAAAGCGACTATGTTGGCCTTGAATCCGTTCGAACTTTCCTCCGTGCTGACTTTGGTTAAGTCATTCAAGAGCTCGTTCAGATCCTTGCTGACATTCTGTAGATATTTTTCGAACATAAAATGCTTCCGCTCTTTAATGATGTTTTCGGGATGAACGAAGGATACACACGCATAAGCTTGTCCACGTATGGGATCATCTACGGAGAGGAAATCGCGTTCTTTAGTGGAGATAGTACTCATCTTGTTTGAGATTTAAATTGATGAATGCTTTAAATAGAAATATATTCAATAAAAAAATGTGTACATGTAGTAAACATGGCTGTGTCTTTTGATTTGGTGGAGATTTTTGTTCGTATTTTGAAATATTTGATGGAGGGTTTGGTGGTGTCTACTGCCGCTTTTATGTTTCCGAACAAGAAAATGCCTTTAGAAGATGTGGTGCTGATTGGATTTGTGGCGGCGGCGACCTTCAGCTTGTTGGACCTGTACAGTCCTAGCCTTGGCGTGAGCGCGCGATCCGGTGCGGGTCTCGGTATTGGTGCGAGTTTGGTGGGATTCCCTAACATGCGCAGTATCCCCGATGTGTCCGGCACCATGACCGGACCTTGAACGGTTCTCATATGCTTCGGATGAACTTCCATCCTAAATCGTTACAGATGTTTCGCCATATTTGTTCTTGCTGATGCAGTTTGTCTCGACTTTTCAGCAAAGGAAAATACTTTAAATATTCGTCTTTCTCCAATAATTGTATGAATTTGTGAATCACGTAGGAGTAAGACAAAAAATTTTTGCGATTCAAGGGCGAGTGCTTCAAAAAGGGGACTTGGATCTCTTTGAACATGTTACGCAACTTCTCCTCAAGCTCTTGAGTCAAGTTCGGATTCGGAATACCCGTTATTCGATTTAAAATATACGGTATATGCTCGTAATACTTGTTGATTTTTAATTTCTTCAATATCTCTTTTATCTTTCGTCGATTCAAATCCTGAACATTGGTGATGCGCTGTTTCTTTAACTCCAACATGATTCGATCGAAGATTTCGTCCGGAATGTCCGTAGTCTCCTTACCTTGAATTTGATTTAGCCATTCTTGATAATGATTGATACGTTTGTAGGAAAAATAACTGATCTCTTTAGGTGGGTCTTTGTACGAAGGCTTCTCGTTGTCCGTCAACAAATTATGAATCGCGAAACAGTTGTTGCAATAACAAATACTGTCGTTGTATAGAATGGTCTTGTCCGTGGAGTGACAATGCTCGCATTGGTTGGCTATGTTGTTGTCGATATTGTTGTTGATGTAGTCGTTGTCGGTATAGGACAAGTACTCATCGAGTAAGGCGGCGCGATTGTGCGAGGTTTTGTTCGGGACTGGCGGAGGGTCGTTGGCGGAGGGTGCGGGTTTGAAATAGTCGATGATACTCTTTCGATTCGCGTTGCTCTCTAAGGCGTGAATGTTCATGTTCTGATCGGTATTGTTCTCCACCAAATTGTAGTAGTTGTAGAGTATGTCGCTCGTGTTTGTAAAATATTCGAGTTCCAAAGAACGAGAGTCCACATTTTTTATTTTCTGCTCTAAGCTTTTGCGTCGTTCTCGTAGATTCACGATTTCTTTGAACTCCTCATCTGTTTTTTCACGATTGGGTTTGCTTTCAATGGTGTTAATGGAGCGAATGATTGACTCGAGTTCTGTTTTACAATCCGATATACTGGCATTGTGTTTTTCGAATTCGTCCACGTTGTATTTGTGGCAGTAGTCTAAAGTTTTTGTAGTCTTTTGGTAATTACATGTTCTCTTTTGAACGCATGTGCTTTTCATGTAGTATTTCTGTTAATTGTTAGGTTGTAAAAAAAACCTTAAATGGTTGCACTTTAAAAAAAAATATTGTAATAGTTTAAAAGATAATAAACAATGGGAGGTGGTCTTATGCAACTCGTCGCCTACGGTGCCCAGGATATTTATTTAACCGGCAATCCTCAGATTACCTTTTTCAAGGTGGTGTATCGCCGCCACACCAACTTCTCTATGGAGTCCATCGATCAAACTTTCAACGGCGCGGTAGGCTTCGACCGCAAGGTGTCTTGCACCATTTCTCGTAACGGTGATTTGATTCACCGCATGTACCTCAAGCTCAAGCTTAGTCACGATAGTGCCCTCGTGAAAGGTAAATCAGCGCACGATATCGTA